AAGGGCGCCTGCACCGGTGAGGCCGGTGCTTACCGTTTTGAGTATGCCAGGGGAAGATGAGCCGTTTCTTCTGGTGCCCGGGGCCGGACTCGAACCGGCACACCTTGCGGCGGGGGATTTTGAGTCCTGTGGGGTCAACCCCAGCCCGACACTCAGGGCGCTTGTAAGTTGTTGATTCGTCTGGTGTTTTGAACTCGCAGATAAACTGTGCGCGTTTTAGACTTTCCAGCGTCTTTCCACTTTGCCTATTTTTGGCCCCTCGGAGTGCGAAAGTTCTTGACAACTTGCGTCATTCCGTGGTTGTAGATGGTGCCTCGGGCCGGACTCGAACCGGCACCCCCGAAGAGACTTGATTTTGAGTCAAGCGCGGCTACCGATTACGCCACCGAGGCTTGTCTACAACTTGGCGAGCACTGTACCGCATCGGGAGGCGCCAGCCGGGTGCACGGGGGTAAGACCGAGGAACTCTAGGAGGCATCAAACCTGGTTGTCGTAGTGATGCCAAGGGAGCGACCAGCGACCGCCGACAGCGCTCCCGCGCTGCCAACAAAAAAGCACCCCGGAGGGTGCTCATGGCTGCTCGGCAGTGCACCAGTTCAACACCGTGCACAGGCTGAGCCAGGTGAGCATCAGGCCTGCACCGTTGGTGTAGTCCAGACGGTCAAGGCGCGGCAACAACGCGAAGCGTGAGGGCGTCGGGAACAGCAACAGACACTTGCGCCCAAAGGCTTCGAAGTGCGTGACGCGCGGCAGCAGCCGAGGGAGCCCGAAGACTGCAATGGCTGACCACAACGCACAGAACAGCGCGAGGTCTTCGTCAGTGCTCATTGGCGGTTAGACCCCGTCCCACGCCGCGTTGTTCTCAGCTGCCAGCTGCGCTGCCGCCAACCGAGCCTGCGCGAGTGCCGCGGCCTTCTCGGGCATGTAGGCGCCTGCCAGCTTCTGCAGTGCCTTGTCTACTACATGCTGAGACCAAGAGCCAGGGATGCCGTCCTGGTCCCATTTGTAGCCAAAGCCAGACTCCACCAGGTCACGGGACGCTGCGCGGATGGCGCTGTTCACAAGGGAGATGTCGTCATAGGCAAGACGCAGCAGGTCTTGCAGACGGTCGTGAGTTCGGATGCACACCGAAGTGATGCCGCCGGCTGCCGCCAGGCAGTCGGAGACGCGGTGAAAAAGAGTGCGGCGCATTGGAAGCCTTTGGGGTGCGTCAACCTGTTGAGGGTTTGTGCGTGTTGTGTGCAGTCAAGACGCACACTGAAAAGCAGCGCCCCTGCACTTCGTATAGGCACTGTTAGCGGAGGCGTTATCGGGCCCTTAGGTGGCTTTCAGACGTAGTGGCTCGCAGGCTGCGCCGATAACAAAAAGCCCCGCGCTCATAGGAGAGCCGGGGCCTTCGGGGGTGTTGCAGCGTCGTCTACGGGGTCGTGCAACAGCCTCTGTTCACAACACCTTCAAGCAGCGGGCAATCAGGGCCTTGCGGTCAGCGTTTCCGAGCATGGCGGGGCCGTTGATTCCACGGGTCACGGCGTCCCAATCCTGGCGGTCAGCAGCTGCGATGAGGCCATGTTTTGCGAAGAACCAAGCAGCACTGTCAGCAGCATGCTTTGCTTCCAAAAGCAGGTCGGGATTGCTCACAACGGGCACCCCTGAAGCTGCTTGATAGGCCTCGTAGTTGGCCTTCCAGGTCAGCTGAATCAGCCCTCGGCCCTGGTAGCCGTCGTACAGCTTCTTGGCCAGAGCAGCGGGATTCTTGGCGTAGGGCTGGGCCTCGGCTGCACTCTTGAACGCCCGCTTGTAGAGCGCTGCCAGGCGGTCTGCTGAGGTGTAGAACAGGTTCTCCGTGACCGCTGTAAACAGCCCGCTCTCGTGCGCGCAGTTGGCGATGAAAGCAGCCTGCGCGAAGCGGCTCTTGATGCCATATTTCGCCATGGCGTCGGTGAGCGCCTGGGAGTATTTGGCTGCGGAGATGATGCGGCAGCCTGTCGCTTGTTGTAGTTGTTCCGGTGTCATTCGACCCCCTGTGTTGTTCACAGAGGGTCTAGCGAGCGGGGCGTTAGTAGGTGTTCCAGACTGGCATCACGGCGGAGCCAGCGGTGCCTGATTCGACGGTGTAGTCCCCACCGGTAGGCAGTGTCCAGGGACCATAGCCCGCTGCTCCCTTGGTCTGCGCGCGGACGAAGGGAGCGCTGACAACACGATAGCGGTTCGTCGCCGGGTTGCCTGTGTCGGTGCCGTAGAGGGTGACTGTCAGGGGGTTCGGGTCTACGGCGAAGTCATACAGCAGCCAGATGTGGTCGCTGGCGTAGATGCTGTTCGGTGCGTTCCCGTAGACCTTGATACCCGTCAGCTGGATTTGAGCGGCGGTGGTCGTGACCATCGTTGCCTTGCCCTTGTGCCAGTTGCGGACCTGCGTGTTGTCGCCGTTGTCATGAAAGACTAGGACCTCGACAGACCCGTTGCGGCGGATGGTCTCGGCGTCAGCGGCGCTCACGGCAACCGTGATGATGTTGCCGATGGCGGGGCTGAGAAGGTCGCTGGCCACGATGCCCTTGGCGGCGAATCCGATGGTGTCCTTTGTGTGCCAAGCCGCATCGTCGGGGTTCGACGTAAACCCAGTGTCGGTGAAGCCGAGGCGGTAACCTTGGGCTGCATTTGCACTGTCTGCGCCTGCGAAATACACCAGGTGATAGTTGCCAGTTGTGGCGCCTGACAGGCCGCGAGGAGCGACAAACCCATAGGGCCAACGAAACACCCGAGAGCCAATCGGGCCCGGTGCGGACAGCGAGCCGGGAGGCGTTGCGGCCAGTGGCTGGGCGTAAACAGCCATTCCGGACGAGAACACGTCCTCGAGGAGTTCGAGTTCACAGGTGCCTTGTCCAGGCTGCGAAAAGCGGGCCGTAGTGACGCGCATGCGCAGGTTGTTGATGCCGTTGCGAGCGCTGGAGAACGAGACCAGGTCGCCAGGAATCAGGCGCTGGCGCTTCGGCACGATGGCCGTGAGCCGGGCTGTCGCCAACGGCGCCGAGAGCGTACGGAGGTCGCGCATGGCGATGACCTGTGCGAGGGTGGCGTCGTTGATGCAGGCGTACTGCTGTGTTCCGGCGTTCCGCGTCTTGGTGGCGCGTGCTGCTCCGCGGTCCTTCACGGTCATGGGCCGCTGCTTCCACTTAGCCGCACGGTCCATATAGTTGACCGTGACTTCGGTGGTCGCCTCGTCAAGAGCAGACCGCGCGAAGCTGTCCAGACTGACGATGTTGGAGTCCGTCAGCGTCAAGACGACGCTGTCCGTTGCCCGCAGCAGCTTCAGGCAGTGGTTGCCAGTGGTGGGGTCAGGCTGAAGGACGGCGCCAATCTGGCGGCAGATTTCGAAGGCTACGTCAGCAGCCGTGCGCTGCTGGTCGACAAGCGCACCGACGAACTGGCCCTCACCGGGGAGGACCCGCGCCGCGTCCCAGAAGGTGCTGGCGTTGATGAAGTCGGGATGCTCGCCGGCCCAGTAGATGGGGTCGGTCAGCAGTTCAGCGACGGCCAGAGCGGGGTTGCTGTCGCCGCTTGCGTTGTTCTTGGTGATGTCGCCGGGGATGGCTCCAAGCCCGACCGACGCGTCACTGTGGATGCGCTCGCACACGAACGACAGAGGCATAACTTGGCCCGTCGTGCCGACCCACATGCCATCTGCTTGAGTGGCTCCGCGCAGGACGACGTAGGTGGCGTGCGGCCATGCAGGCGCGTTGCCGCTGCCAGCCTTTAGCGTCACGTAGCTGGACGGCGTCGTCCGGCCGGAGAAGAACTCAACCACGCCCTTGAATCCAGACGGGTAGTCCTCCTGGCCTGGCGTGGTCTTCGAATAGTCGAGCGTGACGGTGCCACCGTTGGACACGGTGCCGCTCCAAATCCTCACGGCGTCGTCACCGGAGCCAGCCCAAATCTCGCGCAAGCGCACACCAGAGCCGCCGCACAGCATCATGACAGCGCCCACTTCGTAGGAGTAGCCGAGCGGGATGGTGGTGCTCGAGAAGCCAGAGCGCTGCTTCTTCGACCGAGGCGTTGCCTTGAAATCGTAGGTGGCAATCAGATTCGGGGCGTCAATCTTGGCACGTCCGATGAGCCACGGCAGGGGGCGTGTCTCGTCAACGGTAGGCAGCCCCAGTTCCTTCAAGCCAGCTGCTGCGGGCTTGGAAACCTTGGGCTTTGGACGGAAAAGTTCGGCCAGAACAGTCGAGATGACGAACTGGATTAGGTAGTCCCACATCAGGCTACTCCCTCCACAAAAATATTCTTCGGGTCAGGCAACTCATCCCCGCTGAACTGGGGATAGTTGCCAAAGGACTTACAGGACGCGCCGGAGCCATCGCAGCCCTTCCACGCGGAAATGGCTGTGCCAGGCGTCACGCCAGGGATAGCGGAAAGCAGTTCGAGCACTCCGCCAGTGCTTGCCACGCACATGCGCCGCTGGCCAGCCACAAGGACATCGCCGGCCTTGAAGAAGCCGTTGGCCTCGCTCAGCGTCGTTGTCAGCGTCCGGCCGTCTGCCGACACGGCCGTGATGGTTCCGTCGCGCTGGTAGGTGGCGGGGTCGACGCCGCAGCCAGCGCCAGTCGCAGTCTTGGCGCCATACAGGTCCCACTGGCACGTGGTGCCCTGGACGACGGTGATGCCCAGGCGTTGCAGCTTTTCGTTGCCGCTGGTGCACGTCAACTTTGCGGTGTTCTCCACGAACTCGCTGGCACGGATGCGACCGCGCCAGATGATGTTGGCCAAGCCTCCAACCTCGTCGAGTTCAACGACACGCAGGTAAATGCTGCCGGCCGGATAGCCCGACAGGAACTTCAGGGCGATGGGGTTGTCGCGGGCAACGGTGACAGTGAGGGTGCCGCTGGCCTTCTCGCTGTCGTAGGTCACGCTGTCATGAGTGATGCCCGCAACGGGGAAGAAGGTGATGCCCGCATAGCCAGGCACGCCAGTGACGGAGTCTTCGTAGCTGGTGTAAGCCCACGACGAGACGAGCGAACCCTGCGCGTTGGGTTCGCTGTAGTAGGTGAAGTAGTAGAGGTAAATCACGGTCAGGCTCCCAGCTGGACCAGCGACAACTTGCACGTCGCCAGGTTCGGCTTGAGGTAGGAAATCTCGACCCCGTCAGAGCCGAGGCGCCAGGTCTTTTCGGCTTCTCCAGGCACCGTCCACTTCAAGGGATTCAGCCGGCCTTTGAGGGCAAACATCAGGCGGCGGAACGCCTCGATTTGTTCGCGGCTGCGCAGTGGCACTTCGATGGTCACGTTGCGCTTGAGGTAGAGCACCTCGAACAGGTCCAGGTGGCCGGTCTCCAGGACAGCAGACGCCACGTCGATTTGCTCCGAAGGCTTGACCCAAACAGTGGTAAACGCGTCGAGGGTCGGCAGACCGCCAGAGGTGGGGCCGTCGTAGGCGTCGATGGCCTCTTTGAAGTCAAGCAGTCGGAACGACACCGAGGCCGTCTGGATGGTCTTCTTGGCGTAGGCAATGGAACGGTTGTCCGAAACCATGCGACCGACGGCGGCAGGGGCTGCGATGTAGTAGCCGTCCTCCCACGAGAAGTCAGCGGCAGGCATGAAGATGCCTTCAGACTTCGAGGAAAGCAGGGCAACGACAGGGGACGCAACGGAGACCCCCGCGGTGGGCGAGGTTGCGGGGCGCTGGAACGCATGGCACCAGAGCGGGACGAGGAAGGTCTCGGCGGTGCGCAGTGCGCTCAGCGCGGCCTTGTCGTGGTCGCTGAGCAGGGCCACGTCGTAGCTGTAGGTGTGGCGTGGGTAGGCGCGAAGCTGCGTCCGTGCGGCATCCGTGCCGTCGCGGGCGATGGGGACGTCGGTGAGCCACTCCAGCAGTTCGGTGCAGGGGGTGGACGCGTCTCGGTCGGCGGTGAAGGGTTGTGGTGTGCTCATCCCCTCGTTTAGCGAGCGGGGGATGGCTCAGAGGGCGAAGACGTAGATGTCCGTGGTGCCCTTGGACCTCTTGGCCGGCAGCTGCACCATCATCGGAGGAAACGGCATATGTGACGGCTTGTCGTCTTCGACGATGTGCAGACCGTCAGGGTTTGCAGACTTGGGGGCCACCATGGAATCAAGGATTGGCTTCAAGCCTCCGATGGCGTTGTCCCAATCCAGCTGGCCAGCCGAGCGACGCACTACGAACAAGGCGGACTGCTGCAGCTTGGGTGGTTGGCGGTGGCCGAGCGCAGCTGCAAGCTTCGCCGCGAAGCCCTTGCGGGTCTTGCGGTATTCATGGAAGTGCTGGCCCTTGATGACGTTGTTCGAGGGCGATGCCTCGTCGATGTGAAGCGCCAAGACTAGCTTCTGCGGGTCGCACCAGTGCGGCAGCGTTTGACCGGCCAGGAAGGCGCGGGCGGCTTGCAGCGAAGGGTTGGAGAGGTCGGGGCTCATCCACTGTGTAGCCCCTGGTTTTGTCAGCCTAGAAGCGCCTTGCGCACGAACGCACTACGTCCCTTGCCTGGCTGGCCGGCCCTGTCGTATGCATGGCTTGCAGCGTGGAGGCGGTCAACCCGCTCCCGCATCTCGGGGTAGCGCTGGTGCAGTAGAAAGTATTCGTCGTCGTGAAGGCTGACGGTGGTCTTCGTGCCGTCTGCCTTGGTGACGCGCAGCAGCATGATTCCGAACTCAGGCAGTCGGTTTGCCATTGAGCACCTCCTTCGGCTTGACCAAGCGCAGCAGCACGACAGGGCCTGGAACATCGGCGAACTTGTCGACTAGAACCCGCGGGGCAGGCCTGACGTATGTGAGCGCCCGGAAGAGCGGCATCAGCACGCGCATCGCTGCCACTTTGCACGCCATGTCCTGGGATTTGCCAGAGGCGCCAACCATCACGGTCACGTCGTGCTCAAGCTTTGGCCCGTGCTTGACCTGGACTGCCTCGAGGTCGATGGCGAAATGCGCAGCCAGGGACGCGCGTGCTTCTCGTGCATGGCGCTCCACAAGGTCAGGCGTCAGCCCAGCTGTGGGGAAGTAGTAGGTGATGTGGTGAACGTTGGGGGCTTGCATTGGTGCTCCGGTGTGTTATCCGTGTAGTCACCTGCTCCCCAGCCCCTAAAAAGGAAAGACCCCTGGGCGTTGCACCCAGGGGCTTCCGTTCAAGCACACAAACACAAGGAGACGTAGCCAATGCAAGACTACCTCTGGTGTAGGCACCTCACCGGGGGAGGCCAAGCTTGTTCTTGTTGGCAAGAAACACGGCCATCACGTCGCGACCGAACTGCGGCGTGCGCCCAATCTCTGAAGCCACATGGTCCGGGTTCATGTAGAGCCGCGGCGTGAAGTTGTTCTGCACACTGAGTTCAGGCGTCAGGCCCGGGCTGTTTCCAACGTAGCCGCCGCTGGCGAACCGGCTCGCGGTGCGTGGCATCACGCCAGCATTGAGCGAGTTCAGGAAGCCCAGACCCCACTTGCGGACAGATGCTGCCTTCAGAACGAACTCACCGTTCGACAGCCAAGCCGGGATGCTGTCGCTCGTGCCCGTGCCAGGACCCTTCACGTGGCCGCCATCGGCGAATCCGAAGAAGCTGCCGATGCTGCTGGCAACTGCACCCCAGCCGCCACCGCTCATGCCCGTCGAAACTGCACCTCCGATGCCTCCACCGTTGCCACCCTGCAGCTTCTTGAAGAGTTCATCTGCGAACAGCTTCTGGTAGCGCTTGGCGATGTCATCAATCATGCTGAACGCAAAGCCACGGATAGCGTCCCACGCGCTGTGGAACACGCCCTTGATGGCAGACGAAGCGTTCTCGCTTCCGCGGACGAGGTCCTCAAGATGCGACAGCGCACCGGTCACGAAGTCGCCGACCGCAGTGCTTGCGTTGTCAGCAAAGGTGCGGTTGATGGATGCTGCTACTTCGTTGGACTTCCGCCGGGCCTTCTCCAGGGCATCAGTGGCCTGGTCGAAGGCCAGTGCGATTTCCTTGTTCTTCGGGAACTGGGCGCGGAGGTCTGACAGCGCGAGGACATAGTCCTCCAGCCCCTTGACCGTCTTGGCTTGCTCGGCCTGGATGGCTTTCTGTGCCTCAATCTCGGTAATCTCGCCCCGCTGGACTTCCTCCTCGATGCGCTGCTTGGCGGCCGTGAAGACGCTAGCCTCGTATTCAGCGATGCGCTTGGCATCCTCCATCTTCAGCTTGGCCTCCTGGTTCTTCGAGGAGGTGTTGACCGCAGCTGTGAGTTTCTCGTCCCCACGGACTCGGGGGTCGTTGAGCAGGTCCTGCGTCTTCTTGCCCAGACGCTTCAGCGCAGCCTCAAGAGGCTGGCCCTCTTGGTCAAGGATTTCCGCTTGGATTTCGACGCGGAGGCTGTCGACCTGTTCCTGGAACTCGCGCAGCTGAATCTTCAGCCGGGCCGGAATGTCCGCGCCCTTGCTCTCCAGTTCCTTGATTTCGGCCTGCACCTTGAGCAGGTCACCTTCCAGCTTCTTGCGCTTGGCAGGGTCTTTTTCCTTGGCGATGCGCGCCTGAGTGGCAGCCTCTTCGCGGCGTGCCGCGGCCAGGTTTTGCTCGTTCTCTTGCAAGTCCAGGTCGGCCTTCTGCTTGAGGTAGTCCTTCTGCGTCTTGAGCCGAAGCGAGAAGGACTCTTCGAGGTCACGAAGCTGGGCTTCCTTGACCGTCTTGTTGATTTTCTTGTCCGCGTCGTCCTTGGCCTTCTCGTAGGCAAGAAGGGCATCTGCATACTGCTCCGCCGCCTTCTTGGCGTCGTCACTTGGCTTGCGCTTCGGAGCCGTGACGGTACCGGTGGGCTTGTTCGTCTTGGTGTTGCTGCCTCCGCTCACGGCCTTGATGGGGCTGCTGGCGTATTCGGCTTCAATCTGGGCCTTGACCTTCTTGACGGTGTCGAAGTTGAAGCTGTTCAGGGCGTAAGCCTTCGCGCTCTCCTTGAACTGCTCGGTGGCAGCCTTCACTTTCGCCAGGCCGGCGGTGTAGTCCTTGCCAGTGATGCCTGACAGCACACGGGCCACGCCCAGCAGCGGGTCAAGCAGCGCGCTTGCAATCACACCGCCAACGTAGCCGATGGTGCCAGCGAGCCCCTTGACCGTGTCCACGATGACGGCGGCAACCAGCGACACGCCGTTGAGCGCATCGCGGACGAACGTCACCTTGTCGCCAACGCTGCCGGTGGCTTTCAGCAGGTCGCTGAATCCGCTGGAGATGCCGTCAGTGATGACGGAGGCGATGCGTCCTAGCGCGGACAGAATGCCGTCGATGGTCTCGCTGTGCTCGTTGTAGATGGCCGACAGAGATTTAGCAGCGCCGATGGCGCCGTCGATGCCAGCAGCGAGAGCGTCACCAATCCCGCCGAACACCTTGGAGCCGAGGTCGGCCAAGCCTTGGAAGGACTGTTGCAGGTCGCCGTTCTGGTCGAAGGCCCCTGAAAGCGCATCTTGGAAAGATGTCTTCAGCTTGTCGAAGGCACCCTTTGTCGCCTGGCTCAGGAAGAGGGAGATGCCGTCGCCCACGTTGGACAAGGTGGCAGTCCAGGTCTTTCCAGCCTCGTCGCCCAGTAGCACGAAGTTCTGCAGGCGCTTGTTCAGTTCTTCGAACAGCTTTCCAGACTCTCGCCACTGCTTGATTTGCTTGCTGTTGATGCCCAGGCCTTGAGCAATCTGGCTGTTGTCAATCTGGTCGCCAGACAGCATGGCCCGGATTTCAGAGGACAGCTGGTCGCCGGCCAGGTTGAAGGCTCCCGCGGCAAGGGTGAGAGAGACCGTCAGCTGGCGGATTTGGTCGGCATCCAGGCCCGCACTTGACCCCGCGCCCAGCGCGGTCTGGAATGCCTTGGCCAGGTCCTTGAACTCGGCGCTGGTCTGCATGCCAGCGACACGCAGCAGCTTCAGCTGCTTCTCAGCTTCAACGCCAGAGATGGCCAGGCGGTCCATGCCTTCGGCAGGCTTGCCAGAGGCGTCCTTGACGTTCTGAAGCGAGGCGATGATGCCCTTGATGCCGATGACAGCCGTTTCCATCTCGGCATTGGCAGCAAAGCCCTTCTTGAGGGCGGCACCAACGGTGGCAGCTGCGCCAGCAACTGCGGCAAGCTGGGCGACGAAGCCAGTCAGCGACTTCGAAGAAGCGGCAACGCCGGCCTGAACCTCACGGGTCGGGTCGGGGATAGGTTTGACACCAGTGGCGGCTTGTAGGGCGCGGGTGAACGCGCCGACCTGCTGAATGGCAGCTGCGGTCTGCGCGTCGATGCGGAACGATAGGGCGAGAGGCTGTGCCATTGGTCAGAGTTCGGTTGCTTCCTGCGTATAGCCAGGAGAAGGCTTTTGGCCGGTCGCCAGGGCGTCCAGTTCGTTCAGGCGGGCTTGCATGACGCTGTGCGCTTCCTGCCCGCCAAAGCCCCCCGCGGCGGCCGACAGCGCACCGTCGTCGATGCGGACAGCACGCTCCTCGAAGTCCACCGACTGCCGCACCTCAAAGAGGTAGAGAAGCGTCTTGGCAGGGAGCCGCATGGCGGTCGAGTAATCGACCACCCCTCGGACGATTAGCCTTGCAACGACTTCATCAAGGCTGAGAGCACGCCCGGCTTGTCCGTCACCAGCTTCTGAAACCGGGTCTTCAGGGCTGGAATCACGTTTTTTGCGAACACCTCGGCGTTGGCGGTGTAAACCGCTTCTGCGATGCGCAGGCCAGCGTCGAAGTCGTCCAGGTTGCGAAGGTAGCTGCGGGGCTTGCCAATGGCAGCACAGGCAGCGTCGAACATCACGTCGTGGGCGTGCACGACCAGGTCGTCGAAGCTGATGGCGTCGCCAGCCGTAAAACCAGCCTTGGCAAACGCTGTGAACAGGCGGGCCGAGATGAGGGTCTGCATCTCGAAGCCGAAGGGAAGAATCTTGAAGGTCTCGTCGCCCACGGTCACTTCGATGGGGACAGAGACAAGCTTGGTGTCGCTCATTGCGAGGCACTCCTTTGTGTTGGTGGTGCCTCGTGTAGCTAACGCCGAGGAAAACGGCACCCCGCTTGGAGTGCCGTTCTTGCCGGAGGGCAGTGGCTTAGAACACTGCGCGGACGCGGCCGTACTTACCCAGCGTCGGGTCAGCGTCAGCAGCATCCACAGCGAGCAGCGTGCCGGTCACTTGGGCCGTGGCGTACTCGTTGCCGTCGGACACCAGCTGCATCTGTTGAGCCGGAGACAGCTTGACGCAGTAGATGTAGTAGGACTGGCCGGTCTTCTCGGAGGTGAAGAGGATTTCCACTTCCAGGGCGTCGGCAGCGAACACACCGAACTGGGTGTAGATGCCGTGCGAGTATTCGCCCTCGGTCTCGGAGATGGTGCCCTTGTATTCGATGGCGCCGCTCTTGGCCTTGACCACATAGTCAGTGCCTTCGACCAGAGAGCCGAAGTCGGTCGAGGTGATGTTGCCGTCAGGCAGCTGAACCACGTCACCCGCAACACCAGCCGGCAGTGTGAACTCGACAGGAGTGGTGCTGGCTGCAACTTCGATGCTGTTCGCATACAGGAACAGCTTCATGTTCTCCTTGTGGCGCGACTGGAAGGTCGCGGAGAACGTGGCTTCACGGGACACTTCATCTTCAGCAATCGTGCCGCCGGCGTCGCCGTTGCTCTTTTGCTTGATGGTCTCGATGGACATGCCGATTTCGCCGGCCGTGGCGTTGAGGAAGGGCTTGAACGGGCCAGTCGAGCCCTTCAGGCGCCAGAAGAAGTCGCCCTTGAGGGCAAAGAGTTTTTGAGTCATTCGGACAGCCTCGGCTGATTACGGGGGTTTGGTGCCATGTATAGGGAGGGCGCCGGGATTTAGGCCTGCACGGGCACGGAGAAGGTGAGCGGATAGACCAAGACGCCGCCTTGCTCTTCCCAGGTCTGAGGGACCACGGAGCCAACCGGCTTGAAGGGGCCAGTGATGAACTGGTCGTCAGGCTCGTAGCCGGTCAGCGCAGCCAACATTGCAGCCAGCACAGGGCCATCACGTTCCCAGTCTTCGTCATGGCCGGGGACCGTGTAGAAGGCGGTGTACTGCTGCTCGATGAGCGACTGGTTGCCCGCGACGTCATCAAAGACCAGCCGCAGAAAGCGGACTAGAACCTCGGGCTTGGAGCCGCCAACTTCGCGCTGCGCTTCGTTGAAGTCTTGAACACGGCGGACAAGGATGTCCGGCAGCGCGTCAGTAAGGCGCTCGACGATGATTTCGCCGGGACGGAAGAAGTTGGTGCTCATCGAGCCTCCATTCGTAGCTGTTTGCGGAAGGCCTTCAGGGCGGCGTCAAGCGCGTCGTTCAGGTCGTCGTTGCTCAGGTTCCCGTTGTCCAGAAGCAGCGGACGGTACGGTTCGTGGTACTTGGCATAGGGAACGCCAAAGCCCACCTCAACGCTATGAGCGTCGGCGACGTAGGTCAGGCTGTCCCGCATGCGGCCCGTGTATTCAAGGAGGGTGCCGCGGCCTTCACGCGCACGAGCGGCCGCGGTGGAAGGCGCCCAGGGCGCCCAGGGCTGACCATCGGGGGCTGTCTTGGTGTCGAAGCGCACGTTGACGTTCGACTCCAGCGTGCGGCCGATGGCCTTCATCACGGGGGTGGCATCCTGCAGGATTTGGGTCATAGCCCGCACCGCCAGCATCACGCCGCGGTCGGTGACCGTGACTTTGATGTCGGCAGCCATTACATCCAGCCTTTAGGGTTCCACTCCGGCACAACCCAGGACACACGGGAGTTCAGGTCAGCCTCGTCCTCAGGGGTGTCGGGGTCGTCGGCGATGGCAGGCAGTGCTACCTTCCCAGCAGCCACATCTCGCAGATATGCGACTGCTGCCTTCCAGCGGTTCTCGATGTTGGGCGGGCAGTTGCCCTTGTGCAGGTAGAAGCGGCAGATGTTTGCTGCTGCCATTTCCAGGGCTTGAGGCACCTCTGCAAGGCCATCAGGCCGCTGCACGCGGACATAGCTGTCAACCTCGCTGTTTACAGTCGTGAGCGTGGCGTCAACGCCTGCGCCATCGGTGCCAAGCTTGGTGATTTCAGCGGCGCCGAAAAGGGCTTCCAACTGTTCGCGGGTGATGTATGTGGTGGTGCTCATTGCAGCGTGTAGCTAGCTGCAGGAACCGTTGGCACCAAGGAACAAGCCCCGCGAGGTGCGGGGCTTGGGTTGTCGTCAGATGTCGAACTGGGCGTTGCTCTCGCCGCCTTGGTAGAACAGCCCGCCGCGGATGTATGTGGCCGTGGTGCTTACGACCTCCACCTTGAACATCGACCGAGACGGCATGAAGAAGACGTTGTTGCCGGCTTCGTTCGTGACGCCGTTCGTCCAGTCCTCATCGGGCCGAATCGCTACGGCCTGGTAGCTGCCGGCTTCGTAGTCGAACTCGATGGACGCAACCTGGGAGCCAAGAGCGTAGGCCGTCAAGCGGAGGGTCGTGTCTCCATCGACGTCGGCAAGCATGCCGCGCGTTGTGGTCAGGATGTAGCTGGCGTTGGGGCCGCGTCCGAAGTTGTAGAACAGCGTGTCACCGGCTTCCGGAGACGTCGCAGAGAAGCTGTCTTTGGCTTTGGTCGTCGGTGGCGAGGGGTACTTGTTCACACCGCCAACCAGCGTGCGATTGCCTGCGCCGTCGATGAACGAGCGCACTTCTTCGGTCATTGCATCCAGCGGCACGGAGTAGCCAGTCGTCAGGCCGCCGGTGGGGTCCACCGAAGCACCGTTGCCTTGGTAGGACCACAGTGCGCAACGGATGTCCAGGCCGAAGTTGCGGTTGACGTACGAGAAGTCGGCTTCACTGTTTTGCTTGACCTTGAGGATTGGCAGGAACTGCGCGAAGTCGCCGTACTGCGGGTGGTCGGTGGTGAGGCTGTTGTCAATCTTGACGGTCTCGACGCCGCTTTGCTCGTTGATGTAGAGCACGGGGTAGAGGTCTCCTCCTTCGGTGAGCGCTTCCGCTGCGAAGGTGGTGCTATCGGTCAAGCGGATGGTCTGGAACTGAGCGACACCAGTGGAGCCAGGCTGGCCGCTGGCGCTCGGGGGAAAGGTTGTGAACATTGCACGGCCCTCCCTTACTGCAGCACGACCACGCGGACAGTGCCGGCGTTCTCGTTGGGCGCGGTCACATGCACGGTCCGCAGCGGGCCTGGGAACACGATGGCAACCGTGCGCAACGCGCCAGCAGGGATGTGGCCGTCTTCGCCCACGAGTGGGAACGGGTTTGCGAACAACGGGAAGGCCGAGGCGTCGTCGAGGGTGCCGACAACAATTGCAGCGTCGCCGGTGCCGACGTGGACCTGAATCGTCAGGGAGGGGCGGTCTAGGGAATCCAGTTCGATAGCGGCATGCTCGCCAGCTGCCAGGGCGACGGTGTGGCGGATGCGGTCGCCGATTCGGGTGCGGGTGATGGACATTGAAGGAGCCTCATGAAGGGGTTCCTTCGTGTAGCGAGCCCATAGAAAAAGCCCCGCCTAGCGGGGCTCTCGTTGGGCGTCAGGGCCGATTACTTGACGTAAGGGGTGACGATGAGTTCAGCAGCGTTGTAGAGAACGTTGGTAGCACCGGAGGCCAGGTATTGGGCCTTCAGAACTGCCTCGCCGTCGGAGCGCATGTCCGGGTTGCAAACAACCGTCGAAGCTTGCAGGCCCAGCGGCTTGCCCTTGTCGCCAGTCATGTTCTCGAGCATGGCGCGGGCGGCCTTGAAGTTCTCGGCGGTCAGCGGCTTGGTGACCTTGATGGCGAACTGCGGCAGGGTGTAGCCGACAGCGTCACGCTTGTCTGCGCCGAAGGTGAACTCGTTCGTGCGGAACACGGTCTCGTCGTCCAGGGCGGTCTTGCTCACAAACACGGCGGCCTTGCGCTCTTGGTAGATGACAGGCTTGATGACGCGGGTCGTGTCCAGGACATACCACGGAGCAACTGCGTCGTCCGGGTCAGTCGGAGCCAGCACGTTCGAGAAGGTTGCAGCGTCTTCAGCCGGAGTGCCGTCCTCATCGAACTCGATGGGGTGGTCGGCAGCGAAGAAGGTCTTGGTGTCGAAGCACACGCCGTTGGCCTTCAGGGCACCATAAACCATGGCGTCGATGTGACGCACAGCTTCTTGGCCCATGTCCTGCACCAGCGGGTCATAGATGCCGACGTTGTCGTCTTCCACATCCTCCTTGGGGATGGCGACGGTCATTTCCTTCGTCTTGTTCTGGATGGTGTAGCCGAAGGTGGAGAGGGCTTGCGTCACACGCGGGCCAACCCAGTCACGGAAGGTAGCCGACTGGCCGAGCCATCCGTAGGTGTTGCTCGTGGAGTTCGACTGCACCTTAGTGGCAATCTTGCTCCAGTTGCCGACGTAGGCAGCCAGCGCGCCTTGGAAAACGCCCTTGTAGGTGGTAAAGAGGGCGCGGACTTTTTCTGCGATGTTCATTGGAAGGGCCGTTTCAAGGTGAAAAGGGGTTGGTAATCGGGTATAGGCACGCTGTTAGGAGCGACCGGCTACGTATGCGGTGACGGAGAGGCCCATGCTCTCGAGATAGGCGCGGACATCAGCCGGCACATCAGAAGCAGGGTTGTTGCTGGCAGAAGAACCACCGAAGGCAGCAGGCTTTGCACGTGCGGCCATGTGTTCCTTCAGCTTGGTCAGGCCGTGCTGCTTGCCGTAGGTCTCCATGACTTCGCGCTCGAACGGAGCCACACGTCCTGCAACGGTTGCCTCGTCGATGGCTGCGGCCATTGCTGCGGTGTCGGCTTGCTCAGTGAAAGAGGCGAGTTCAGCGCGGGCGCTGTCGCGCTCGGTCGTCAAGGACAGGACCTGCGCGTTGAGTTCAGCGGCTTGTGCGGTCAGCGTGACCACTTGAGCAGCAGCTGCGTCCCGCTCTGCGGTCAGCGTTGTGACCGTTGCTTGCAAGGCGGTGAAGTCAGCGAGAGCGATGGTCTCGGCTGCGGGTTGCGCGGCCAGAGAGGTGGTCTCTTCGACGGCTGGGGTAGCTTCGGCTTCGGCGACCGGTTCGGCAGAGGTTGCGTCAGCGGCAACGGCCGGGGCCTCGTCTTCGTCGGTCTCGTCTTCGCCTTCAGCAGTGAAGGTCGAGGACATCTCGAGGGCCGGGTTGTTGGTCAGGGCCAGGCTCTTGAGAGACAGAGCCATCCAGTCGCCGGTTTCGACGAAGGTGCCGCGCAGGGTCGGGGACGTGTAGCCGAACTTCTTGCCCTCGACGAGGGCCAGGCCATCAGCGGTCAGGTCGCAGTTGGCCCAGAGGCTGCCGTCTTCAGCGACGAACAAGGACATGACCCAGCCGAAGGCGGGGGCTGCGCCGTCCCACTCGGTCAGGTGTCCGATGTCAACTGCAGCCTTGCGGCCCTTGGTGTTGAATGCCGCGGCGATGGCGGCGTTGTCATGCAGGAGGGAACGGCCGTCGAAGCGGTTGTCGACGGGCTGGGAGGCGCTGCCGGCAGGCAGCACTGGGAGGGCGTAGCTGGTTGCGCCGGAGGTGGCGTCGGTCGTGGCAGCGAAGGCCGCTACGGCGAGCGCCAGCACGGCGGGTTGAGTTTTGAGGCGCTTGGTAGGCATCAGGCGGTCTTTCGCGTCAGCAGGGGTGTTGCTGCGTGTAGCGAGACCGGGCTGCTGCGGAGGTCAGCAGCAGACGTAATGCACTAAGTACGGTAGCCTGGGAGGCCTATGTTCAATCTTTATGCCTTCTTTGCCGACCTGTTCGACACGACCTTCGCGCCTCCCGAGGCGCTGCCGACGATTCAGCATGAGATGCCGGATGTCGAGTGGCACAACGGGTTTGGCACCTTGAACGACTTCGAGGTTCCGGCGAGCAGCTGCACGGATGACCCGTTCAAGACTTGGTGAAAAAAGAGCCCGGCGGGATGCCGGGCTGAAGGAGCGTCAGGAGAATGAGTGCTGTAGATGTGTCTCTGTTGGTGCTGGCTGTCCTGGTCGCGTGGCGTCCGGTCAGCCGTCTCGCGTCAATGGTGCGCCGACGTCTTCGCGGCTAGCACCCGGAAGTGCCCGTCGAAGAAGGTCGGTCCCGTCACCGGCTCGTCGGGGTGGTGCTCATACACGCTCAGGACCCCGTTGGGGGTCTTGAACGGCTTGAGCCAAGGCTCACAGAGCCATACCCGCTCGAGCGCCTGGTTGACGTCCGCGGCTTCGATGGTCATGAGGGTCTCGCCGGTCTGCTTGTCAGTGACGTCGTAAAGCTGCATGTGTTGTCCTAGGTTTGGCAGAAGCGCCTACAGCGTGTAGCGAACGAGTTATCGCTCCTGAAAAGTAGGCTGGCCAAAGGAGTGGTCTGGCAGTTGTCAGGACTGCTTTCCTGAAAGAACTCCCAGCGAATCGCCAGCAGTCCTCCAACCTGGTCAGCCAGGCGAGCGGCAGCGAGCCAGGGCC